GCGTCTTCGTTTCGGTGTGACACTGGGTACCATGGGCTTTAAAGCATCCACCGGTATCATTCAGGTATCAGGTCTATCAAATACAGTAGCTGAGACCGGCCTCGGCCCTGTGATGCAATCAATGCGTAGCATCCTTGGCAGCACTACTACGATGAAACAAGCATGGCAATTTGCTGTAGAGAATTCAAAAGTGATGGCGCACCGTACAGAAACGATGGACCGGGAAATCAAAAACGCCATGAAACGGATTGAGGGTAAGCGCGGGTTATTTGCTGCAACTCAAGAAGTCTCTATGAAGCACATTGCCCTTATTCAGACTTACATGGTAGACCTCCCCAGTTGGCATGCTGCCTATATCAAAGGGATGAAAGAATGGGGAGATGAAACCCGGGCATATCAATATGCTGACTGGGTAGTTGAGAATGTACAGGGCTCCGGTGCGACTAAAGATATGGCACGCATTATGCGAGGTCAAACGGAGACAGGGCGAATGTTCACTATGTTCATGACCTTCTTCAGTTCATTGTGGAATATGGAACGCGACCTAATAAAAGGTGCAAAATCCGGCAGATACTCTACAACCAATGTTGCAGCTAAAGCTATGTTTTTATTCACTATTCCAGTAGTATTTGAGATGCTGATGCGTGGTGAGCTGGGTGAGCCTGATGATGAAGATGACCGGCTGCAGAAGGTATTAACCGGTGTGGCAATGTATCCAGTGCAGTCCATTCCATTTGTCCGTGATATCGCCAATGCAACCACTGGGGAATACGGATACAACATCTCACCGCTGCAGTCGATTATTGAACAGGGTACCAGGACAATTCCGCAGCTTGTCACCGATGGGTTTACCGATGAGGAAATCACAAAGGGGCAAGTCAAAGGTGCTACCAAGTTTGTTGGTGCTGCAGCAGGTGTTCCGGGCGTCAATCAGATGTGGTCCACCGGTGAGCATTTATATAATGTAATCGTAGATGGTGAGGATTTCACCATGCGCGAGCTGCTATTTGGCCCTGATCGTGAGTAAGTGCTAAACTCACAACAACAAGTAATGAGGCTGTGTTATGACTGTCAATACGACAAATATTACATCAGGTCCGTATATCGGTAATGGTCTGAGTGATACCTATTCTTACACCTTCCGGGTTGATGACAAGACACAGTTATCAGTCTATGAGACCACTGACGCCGGTGTCCAGACACTTCTAACTGTTGATACTGATTACACTGTCACAGGGGTTGGTGTTGATGGCGGCGGTACAGTGGTGCGCACAGCCGGCGCTCTTCCGACTAATTATGAATGGTATATCCGATCAAATTATACTCCAACTCAGCTGACTGATTTTGATTCCCAGGGCGGCTTCTTCCCTGATGTTCATGAATCAGCATTTGATAAGCTCACATTCCTCGTTCAGCAACTTCTGGATGGTAAAGACCGCGCATTAAGTTTGTCTGATTCCATTGATTTAGATGGTGATATGTCATTGACTGCAGATGCAGTGACACGTGCAAGTCAGTACCTGGCGTTTGATGCATCCGGTAATATAGTCATCTCAGCTGGCACCGGTGCTGATGCAGGATTGCGTACTGACTTAGCATCGACGGATTTGGGGAAAGGTGCATCGCTCATCAGTGTTCGAGATGCTGCGGCGAATTTCACCGCGAGTGATTTGGAAACAATACTTGTTGAGCTGATCGCCTATATCGATGCTAACACAGCTTTGATATCCACTAATGCTACAGATATTGCTACCAATGCTAGTAACTTGGATTCTTATACAGTCCCTGAATGGACGTTCCCTGAACTTGTTGGGTCTGGTCTTGCAATTGCAAGTGTAACTAATCCTGCATTAACTGCATTAAGTAGCACTCGTGTAGCATATATCGGTGATACTCTTGATACACTAGAAGCTTATGATTTTGATGGAGATTCTTGGTCTCTTGTCGGATCTGGGCTATTAATTTTACCCCTTATATCACCCGCATTAGCTGCATTAAGTAGCACTCGTGTTGCACTTATTAATGACACAGATAATACATTAGCAGCTTATGACTTCAATGGATCAACGTGGTCGCTTGTCGGGTCTGGTCTTGCAATTGCTAATGTGCAAGACCCCGCATTAGCTGCATTAAGTAGCACTCGTGTAGCATTCATTGATGGGAATAATGATGAGCTACGAGCTTATGACTTCAATGGATCAACATGGTCACTTGTTGGGTCTGGTCTTGCAATTAGTACAATAACCCGCCCAGCATTAGCTGCATTAAGTAGCACTCGTGTAGCATTCATTGATGATACAAATGATGAGCTACGAGCTTATGACTTCAATGGATCAACATGGTCACTTGTTGGGTCTGGTCTTGCAATTACAGGTGTAACTAACCCAGCACTTACATCACTCAGTTCAACAGATGTAGCATTCATTGATGATACAAATGATGAGCTTCGCACCTATAGATTCAATGGATCAGCATGGTCACTTGTTGGATCGGGTCTTGCAATTGCTAATGCGACAGCCCCCGCATTAACTTCAATAAGTCCAGGGTGCGTAGCATTCATTGATGATACAAATGATGAGCTTCGAACTTACAGATTCAATTATATGCTGAATAATTTCTCAGGCCCTTACCATCCATAACAGGTGATGAAATGAAATTATTTAAATCAAGTACATTTCAATTCTGTCTAATCATATTATTTGTAAGCGGTGTTGCAGCTGGTTTCACCGGTGATTTAACATGGAAAGACTGGTTAGATGAGGCAGTATATTTTGTTGGAATCTACGCCGGTAAAGAAGGTATTCGCTACGGAGCGGATGCCCATAAGGCGCACGCATGATTAAGCTATATATAGGATTGGGTATTATAGCAATCCTCTCTGCGATTGGATACGGCTTATATAATCATGGTGTAAAAGTCGGCACCGATAGAATGACGGTGAAACTTGCTGAAGCTCAGGCTAAAATAGCCAAGAAGGAGAAGCAGGATGTTAAAGAAATCATCAAGTGGAAAGAGAAGCGTGTCATTGTCTACCGTGATCGAATCAAAAAAATTAAAGTTGCTGAAGACCCCACCGGTTGCCTTGACTCTACTCTTTCCGATATTGGCCTTGGCGGGATGTTGCTCAGATCCAATAGTGATTCGACCAAGTCCGGCAATGATAACCCCGGTGGATGATTACCCATTAACCGAAGGTGATACTGTCCGTGACCTAGCAGAGAAATATGAATTGCGCGGGCTATCAATAGAAGAAGCAAACAAACGATTCAAGAAACTGAGAGAGTAACACTCATGGGATATGCAGAAATAGAAGAGAGGTTATATCAGTTGGTTGAACGATTTGAACAGCATGAGGAGAATGAGAAGCAAGTGACTGCTGACTTATTCAAAGCTCAGCAAGCTAACACAGATGCTATCGCGGAAATAACCCAATCGGTGTCAAGACTGGTTGAGGATACCAGCGATGTCATCAGGCTTCATCGAGATTTACAAGGTGCCGCCAGGGTGGGTAAAGGTGTCCAGGGGTTCATGATTTGGTGTTTGAAATGGGGAACCATCGGTGTAGGGATGGCGGCAACAGTTACTTGGATAGTCGAGAAATTCAATCATGCCGGTTAAACCATGTCAATCAAATGGAAAGTCAGGTCACAAGTACGGTGACTCAGGTAAATGCTATACTGGAAAAGGCTCTGAAGCAAAATCCAATGAGCAAAGAAAAGCAATCAAAGCTTCACAAACTAGCGCGGTAAGACATCGTATTCTATCCAAATCTAAAAGAAATTAACCTCTAAATCATTAGTGGTATGACCATCGCGATATCGCTGCAATGCACGCTTCAATCCTTCTTGATCATCAGTCTTACGCTCAATCGCATCAACCACAGCTAAGTCAATCGTATCATTACATAGTATCCTGATGATGGATACCGGGTGAGCCTGACCCTGGCGGTTTAGTCTGCCGCACATCTGCTCATACAGCTCCAGTGACCAGTTCAACCCGAACCACACGAGGATATGGCCTGATTCTTGTAGCCCATCAACACCATGACCCATGCTGGCCGGATGACCAATCATAAGTTTGATTTCACCACGGTTCCATTTATTGATGACTTTCTCAGTGTCCTTTGATGGTGTAGCAGTGAGGTTCACCGGTCTGTATTTCTTAAACTTCTTCATGATGCGCTCAGCATCTGACTTGAAGGTGTAGCTACATAGCACCGGTGACCCACCAGCTTCCTCAAGCACCTCCTCCAAGGCATTGAGCTTGGCATCATGTACAGCTTCAAATTCCGGTGATTCGCTGCTCAGATATGGTGACCCATTACAGAATTGAAGGCATTTATTAGAGACTGATGACCGGCTAAATACCTCCACCTCTCTGCCGCTGTCCAGCTGGGTGAACATATCCTTCTCGACTTCTTTATATGCCTTGCGCACGGCTGCCGGCAGGTCAACCATCATGTTTGTCGCTTTGCAATCAGGTAGATCCAGATAATCCCGAGCATCCATCTTCACAGTGATGTCGCTGATCTTGTATTCGATCCACTGTTTACCGAGCTCAGTCGGTGTGTAGGTCCAGCCGCTATAATCACTGGTGAAATAGCTGTCTTTGTAATGAGTAATATATTCACCCAGGCGCACACCGCCATCGACTGCCAGGAACTGACCATGCAGGTCAATGTAACCATTTGATGCAGGGGTACCAGTGAGCCCGGTGCGGTACTTGAAGTGAGGGATGATCTTACGCCAACCGGTAACTTTGATCTTATAACTCTCACCACGTCCGTCCTTGCGGTCCCGATTGCCGCCAGCGACACGCAGAGAGGTGCTGTTCTTCAGCTTTGACACTTCATCATAGACAACCATCTGAAATGGTAGCGGCTTACCCTGAGAGATGTAGTAATGGTCCAGCTGCTCAGCGAGCCAATTCATATTCTCATAGTTGATGAGATAGATGTCAGCATCGGCGAACAGGGCACGTGACCGCTTCTCCCGGGTACCGTGGACAACGCTGAAACGCAAATGCTTAGTATGACTCCACTTCCTTGCCTCTCGCGCCCATACCGCCTGTATGACTCGTAGCGGACCGAAGATGAGTACCTTCTGCACTTGGGCTGCACGCATCCGGTCAACGATAGTAGTGAGGGTGATAGGAGTCTTACCGAGCCCCATACCGAGCCACAGCATCGAGTCATCATGAGTGAGTTGATGCATGATGCAGATTCGCTGGTACTCATGCAGCTGTTGTGGTTGGAGGAGCTGATTCATTATAAAAAGCTCACAGGAACGACGGTATGTCTAATGGAAAGGTACGCTTCGATGAACGCCGCCGCGACTTCGGCATTGATTGCATTGCCGTAACCGCGCAGTCGTCCCACTCTTGCGGGAGCCCCATGAGCCAGCGGGAATGTGCCGGGTTCAACTGGCCGCCACTTTCCATCCCGGCAGTAGAGCCAGTCAGCATCTCGCCAGAGGCCGTTAGTCGGGCCGGGCCTGCCGTCTCCGCCATCATCCGTAGGTCGGTTATCGTCGCTGTTTTTCGCCCCATCGCCAGTTTGCGGGCCACATGCGCTTCGGCTGTCCCGCCTGGTTGATTCGCGGTCGGTGTCGGCCATCCCGCTAACCATACCGCCCGTCTCAGTAGTGCGTTGATCGGTACGTTCTGGCATTCCGCCCCATCCTTGTGGTCGCGGGTTGTTGGTGTCGGCCACCCAGAACAGTCGTTGCCGGATGTGCGGAGCACCGACGCCCGCAGCGCAGAGATCGACCGCCCCGAAGGCGTAGCCCGCACCTTCCATGTCAGTTTGTACAAGGTCGAGCCAAGCGAGCCCGTCTTTACTTGCAACTTGCTCGCCAAAGACTGGGACCGCTTCTGGTTTTCCGTGTTGGATGAGGTGGAGCCAGTGTGGCCATAGGTGCCGCTCGTCAGCAAATCCGCCTGCTTTGCCTGCCGTGCTGAAAGGTTGGCAAGGACAACTTCCCGTCCATACAGGTCGATCATCAGGCCAACCTGCTCGGCGTAATGCGTAGGACCACACTCCGATCCCGGCGAAAAAATGGCACTGAGTGTATCCCTCAAGATCTGCTGGCACGATGTCTTCGATTGATCGTTCATCAACTACCCCCGGAGCTATCCGCCCCATTCTGATTAACTCCTGCAACCACGCGGCAGCGAATTTGTCTTTCTCGTTGTAGTAGGCTGTCACAAAAACGACACCTCTTCAGCAACATGCCATTTTAATTTGCTGTAAATCATGTCTTCGTAAATAGCAAAGCATTTTGTTTTCTTTATAGGCATGCCAATAGCATCAACTAATTCATTAATGTTGGTGAACTGTGTCGGTGCTGATGACTCAATACATTGTTTGGTATCAGGGTCAAAGGGGGTCATCCAGATCATTTCAACATCACCTCACGAATCCATGCATCAACACCCTGCTCACCATAGACGGTGAACACCTCAGCACCAGCTTTCAACAGACGTTTGTGCTCACGTTCCTGATTCTTCGATAGTTTACCATCGATAGTTTTCACTTCGACAAACCACACATTACCTTTACGAATAACGATGCGGTCTGGCACACCATCTCGACCAGGGCTTACCCACTTACGAGTGATACCGCCGTTCTTGTTTACCTCAGTATCGAGGTACTTTTCAACTTTGTTTTCACGGACACCCATATTACTTCACCACCTCCAACTTTGGCTTCACAGGCTCACCATTAATCTTGGTGATACCAGACTAATGTGATGTTGTCTCGTCACTAAACATCTTGATGCAAGTAGTTATCACATCAATGATGACGGCTTTCTCAGCTTCAGTATCCAGACCTTCTGCGTTGCCGCGCATCATGATCATATTACCCAGTGCAGCCACGGGATTACCTGCATACATCTTTGATAGCTCAACTTCAAGCTGTGAGCCCATGTCACTGTGCATCGTTGATACGCTGAACATCTCACCATCGTTGATGAGTAATTCAAGCTCATCACTCGCGGTGAACTCACGGGTGTCACCGTTGCTGTATTCGATTGTTATTTTGGTGTTGCTCATACAATATCCTTTATATCGTAGTTGATTTCACAGTTTGAGACTTTGCTTAATTATTTCATTTTCAGAAATCTTCCATACAGAACCCGTTGTGATATTGCAAACCCACACGTAATTTGGTGAGCCCATGTCACTGTGCATCGTTGATATGCTGAACATCTCACCATCGTTGATGAGTGCTTCAAGCTCGTCACTGACGGTGAACTCGTGGGTGTCACCGTTGCTGTATTCGATTGTTATTTTGGTGTTCATGTTATCGCCTTTTCAATTGTACTTGTCACACATTGTAGTACATCACATTGACCCTTGCAACAACGGCTTCACAAGTTTCTCAGTTTCGGCGATGTACCATTCATAATTGATATCAGAGAAATATCTGTCTTTAACAAATTTTTCAGATGTATCACAGGGGAATGGCCCTATTTTATTCGCAAGCTGCACCATCCACCCGGTGTTGATACCGCTGCGCCGCTCCTCGTACACAGATTTATTTTTGGTGTGAATGCGCTCATCCCATACACCAGGTCCAATCTCAGCCATCACCTCATTGTAATATGCATCAGTGAGTTTGTTAGCACGCTTATACTCACCAGGAGTACCCACAGCAGGCATCACTTTTTCAAGTGGCTTCCCTTCTTTGCTGATGTAGTATCTGACGATGTTGCTAACCTGTTCTCCTCCCCATTCGAGAGTGCTAGTTCGAGGTACTTTCGTGCGCAAGAAGAAGTCGAAGATATCATGATGGTTTGTAATGACTTCCCTAATGTCTTCCCCATGCACAAGTGCTTTC